GTATTACTATGTTAAGCGGTGGGGTAGATGTTGTTATTGCTTCTACTAATTTTACTGCAAATGTAAGAATGAATTTAATAGTAGATGTTGCCCAACAAGGCGCAAATGTTAATGTTAAAATAAAAGACGGAGTAACTACGTTATTAAATGAAACTACTGTCGGTACATTGGCTCACTCTGATTTGAATGAGATATACATTGGTAGTAACGGTGGGACAGACGGCTTTACGTTTGCTACATTCGGAAGTTTAGACGATATTACTTTGTACGATTTAACTTAAATAGAACTTAAAATGACTAAATCAGTAGAAGCTCATCTTGACGAAGTGTCTTATGTGGAGGACTTAAATTATGTTCCTTCACAGTTTGCTATAGACTTTATTAACTTTGTTAAAATTGTTAACTCAGATTCTCCAGAAGAGAATAAGACCCCTGTAATGCACTATAGGATTATTGATACTTTCCAAGGAGAGAATCAAAATGTAATTAATATGTGCGCTAGGGGGACAGCGAAAACCACGATATTAGAGCATCTAATATTGTACTTGGCTGTCTATGGGGAGATACCTAATTACGGTAAAATTCAATATTGCCTATTTATTGGCGATAATGAAAAGAATGGTATTGCTAAAATGAAGTTACGTTTGGAGAATAGGTGGAGTAATAGTGCCTTTTTACAAACTTACTTACCTGAATCTGGGAAAAAGATTACAGAGAATAGATGGGCTTTTACTAACATTGATGGGACTAAGTTTGTGTGTACAGGGCATGGCGCACAACAAGGCTTTAGAGGTACTGTAGAGCTTGGTACACGTCCTCAGTTAGGACTGATGGATGATTTAATTAAAGATGCTGCTGCAACGTCTCCTGCAATGATTGAGGCTATTGAGAATACTATTAAGCTTGCTATGCGTAATGCGTTACATCCAACACTCCGTAAGGTTGTGTGGTGTGGTACTCCTTTCAATGCTGGAGACCCTTTCTATAAGGCTGCGGAGTCTGGAGCATGGAAGGTTAATGTATTTCCTATATGTAAAGAATTTCCCTGTGAGGAAGAAGACTTCCAAGGCGCATGGAGTGATAGATTCTCGTATGATATGTTAAAAAAGGAATATGATTTTAATATGTTATCAGGGTCAATTTCAGCCTTTAATCAAGAATTAATGCTTAGAATTATGAGTAAGGAAGACAGGCTTATTAGGGACTCTGAGATTCTCTGGTATAGTAGGGACAATCTTTTAGAGAACAAAGACAGATTCAATTTTTATATTACTACTGACTTTGCCACAAGTGAGAAAAGTACTGCGGACTTTAGAGTTATTTCTGTATGGGCGTATAATAATGCTGGACATTGGTTTTGGGTAGACGGTATATGTAATAAAGATTCTATTCATAAATTCTGGGAAGACTTATTTAGGCTGAATCAATTATACAATCCCCAACAAGTCGCTTTAGAAGTTTCAGGACAGCAACAAGGATTGGTTAAATGGGTAGAGTCTGAAATGATGAAGCGTAATAACTGGATGAACTTGGCTAGTGAGAATAATTCGGGTTCAGCAGGTATTAGACCTAAAGGTAATAAATTTCAGAGATTCTATGACTTTGCTCCTAGATTTGCACAACACACTGTACACTTCCCAACGGAATTAAAAGAAGGTGACGTTATGTCAGAATTTATGACAGAACTTACTTTAGTGTCTCAGACTTCTTTTAGAAGTAAACATGATGACTGTTTAGATACTATATCTATGCTTGCATCTTTAACCCCTTGGAAACCTACAGAAGAAGGACGTATATCTCCTAAAGGCGTGTTTAGTGAGTGGGAAGAAGAAACACACGACTCACATATTAGTTCATACATTGTTTAAGGAGTAGACCTAATGATACTTAAAAGTATATTTGATAACCTGACTTTTGGAGAGCTATCCTCCATAAACTTAGGCGGTAAACACTTAGGGGAAATTGACCCTAATAATTATAAAGAAGTCATTGTTCATATTAATATGGCAGTGTTAGAACTCTATAAACGTTTCCCTATTAAGCTGTCTGAGGAGTTAATACAGGCTACTGTAGACACTACAACTTACATTGTTACGTCTCGTGTACTTCAAATCCTTGAAGTTTACGCTTCCTCTAAACCTGATACTGTCCCTTTTGAATGGAGTATTGCTAATTACAATAAACAATCTTTTTACTTGCCTTATGAGACAGATGAGCTTCTAAGAGTTGTATACTCAGAGTACCCTGAGGTAATTGATGCTGACACAGTAGACGTTGATACTTATGATGTCTTTTTACCTGATGAACTTCTTGAAGCCTTATTACTGTATGTAGCAGGTAGAGTATATTCAGCAGTGTCAAATGACGGTGTGCAGGAAGGTATGGCGTATATGATTAGATTTGAACAGTCTTGTAAAGAAATTAAACGATTAGGAACATTAGACAATAATAGAGCGGACGGTATGGCTAAATCAAAAAGAAGAGGTTGGGTATAATGGAGAAATTAACTGATTGGGATAATCCCCCAAAGGTTGCAGACTTAAAGCAGGACTACACATCTGCTCAGGCTGACCACGAACAACACTCGACACAGGTAAGAACATGGTTGGATAATCTTAATGCTACAGGCTCTGCCAAGGTTAAGACTGGAAAACATAATAGCTCTGTAGTGCCTAAAGTTATTAGAAAGCAAGCTGAGTGGCGTTACGCTTCCTTAAGTGAGCCTTTTCTGTCTACTCCCAATCTTATGGACACTAAGCCTAAGACTTTTGAGGATTCTAAGGCTGCTACACAAAATGGGTTAGTGCTAAATAATCAATTCAACACTAAGATGGATAAGGTCAAACTTATTGACGACTACATTCGTACTGCTGTAGATGAAGGTACTGTTGTTTTTCGTACAGGGTGGAAGTACCTAGAGACCGTAGAAGAACAGGAAGTTATAGATTATGAATTTATACCTAATCCTGCTATGGCAGAAACTTACCAACAATTACAACAATTGGAACAGTCTAATCCAAATGAATTTTCAGACTTGCCCGAAGAATTACGTATTGCTTATCAGACTTCCGTAGATAGAGGCTTTCCTTTAGAGGCAGTAGCCGTAGGAAGCCATACAGAGGATGTAACGGTAGTTAAAGCTAACCACCCTATAGTAGAGATTTGTGAGTATGATTTAATCACTATTGACCCTACAGCTAAAGGCGATATGGCTAAAGCTAAGTTTGTAATTAAGGAGTTTGAAACTTCCTTATCTGAACTTAAAGCTGCGGGAATTTATGAGAATTTAGATGATATTCCTTTAGATGGCAATAATGCTGTAAGTAACTCGGAGGCAGAATATGATACATTTCAGTTTAAGGATGAGCCTAGAAAACGCATTACTGCTTTTGAATACTGGGGATACTGGGACATTCATGATACAGGTATCACTGAGCCTATATTAGCTACATGGGTTGGAGATGTTTTAATCCGTATGGAAGCTAATCCTTTCCCTGATGGGGAATTACCTTTTGTCTTAGTACAATACTTACCTGTAAGAAATAAGAATTTTGGTGAGCCTGATGGCGCATTGATTGAAGATAATCAAAAGATTATAGGGGCTACTGTAAGAGGCATGATAGACATTATGGCTAAGTCTGCTAATAGTCAAGAAGCTAGTAGTAAAGATGCCTTAGATGCCACTAACAGAAGACGTAAGGACGCTGGGGAATCTTATTACTACAATCAAGGTGTAGACCCTAGACAAGCTTTCTATATGCACACTTACCCTGAGATTCCTCGTTCTGCTGAAACTATGTTACAGTTACAGCATAGTGATGCAGAGAGCCTGACAGGCGTTAAATCCTTTAGTAATGGCATTAGTGGGGCAAGTCTTGGAAACGTTGCTGCGGGCGTTAGAGGGGCATTAGACGCTGCGTCTAAAAGAGAGTTAGCTATCTTAAGACGTTTAGCGGATGGTCTTGTTAAAGTTGCTCGTAAGATTACTGCTATGAACGCTTTATGGTTATCTGAGGAAGAAGTTATTCGTATTACTAATACAGAGTTTGTAACTGTTAAACGTGATGACTTAGCGGGAGATATTGATATTGCTATCACTATCAGTACTGCTGAGAAGAATAATAATCAAGCAGAAGAATTAGCCTTTATGTTACAAACTACAGGGCAGACTATGGGTGCAGCTTTCAGCCAGTTAATACTTTCTGAGATTGCTTCCTTACGTGATATGCC